TCTATTATAATGTAAAAATACTTGACCACAATCTTTACCTTTAAATTCTTCTCTCCAATGTTCAAGATCACAACCAGAATATATTAACATATCACCTGGTTTAAGTTCTACTTTAATACCTGCTTGACCTTGCCTACCTGTTGGATCTAAATATATTGGCCATGGATCACCACCTAAATTTAAAGTTGTAGATATCTCACAAGAATATCTATCTTTATGTCTGGTTAATACATCCCCTTCTTTATATATTCTTGCATAGGAATATGTAGGACTTAGTTTAATACCAGTGTGTTTTTCCATAACAGGTTTTACTTCCATTAATAAGGTTTCCATTGCAATGTCACTATAGTGTGAATAAGTATTAGGAACTTGTTGATCATTCCATACACCAAAGTATTCTGTAAACGGTGAGATGTATTTTTGATCAAATAAAAATCTTGCAACATTTCTTTTGTTTAAAAAATATTTATAAACAAACTCTGCAAGTTCGGGTGATATTGCATTTTTTAATACTGTGTATTTATTTTTTTTAAACGACATTTAAAACTCCTTTTGGTATTGCTTGGCAGTTCCAATGTATAAATCTAAATGGATTATATCCCATATCTACAATGTACTGATGAGGTAAGTATGATGGAAAAAATATCATTCTACCTGGTTTAACTTGATAATTTACTGAGGATGATGCGTAAGTTATTTTTGATTTATCTTTTTCTGGTAAAAGATTCATAAGATTACCTGGTCTTGGATCTTCAAACATTGGTAATGATGTAGACTCATCTGCTTTTAAAAAATAAAAACCAGAAATGTGACCATTCCAATGTGTATGTAATGTGTGGTGTCCACCACCTTTCTTAGAAAACTCTTGTACCCATAATTCTGTAGTAAACAATTGATGACCTGACATATCAAAACCCATTTCATCTAATAAGTTATGTGCTGTTGCACCTACATAATCTTGTAATTGTTTAAAGTTAGGATCACCAATTAATGATGTTGAGTGAAATACATGACCCATGTCACCTTTGTCACCAAAATTTTTATTACGTTCATCAATTTTTGGTTTTGATATTTTTTTAGATTCTTCAATATATTTATCTGATGCTTTATTTAAACTATCTACAAACTTAGGCTCATCTGCAAACCATATAGGACATTTAAAAAATTCTTCTAATAGTAATTTTTGGGGATAACCTGCAACTTCTTTTTTTATTTTTTGTTTTATAGCTTTAGTTTTTTTCTTTTTCATATTTTTTTAAAAATAATTAAAATTAATAGTTATTCTTCTTTTTGTATCATCACACAAACTACTTGAATGTAGAATACTCGGGTTAAATAATACAGCTCTATTTTCTTTTGGTGTTATAGTTTCGTTTTCAAAATAAGTACATCCATTATTATCGTTTATATATAATAAACAACCTTTGTGATTAAAAGTATAATCTGCATGTGGTTTGTTTTTTTGTTTTTTATTCATTGTAAAATAACTGTTTGCTTTTATTCTTATAATACTTTTGCATTTTAATTTTTCGATAGCTGATAACCACATATTAAACCAGTCACTTTTAATACCAGGTTGTCGATAAAAAACATGTGTAAGATAAAAATTATTTTTATCATCACTATCAGTTATGCCATCATTGTAATACCAAGGAAAATTATCTCCCATAATAGTATTACTAAGTTTATTAAACTCATTTTTTTCTAAAAAATTATCTATTACTTGTATGGCCATCCTAAATTCCATATTACTAAACTGTTTCTTTCTCCACTTTTTACTGGACATACTCTATGCCACACAAAACCAGGAAACACAACTAAAGATCCTTTTGGTAATATTTCAGTGCATTTGTGTATATTAGGTTTTTTATCAGGATCTTTATTTCTAAAATCAAATTCTAATTCACCACCTTTATAATTTTTAGGATCAGATAATGTAACGGTTACAGATAATTTTCTAATTTTGCCATTTGATGGATCGTCTTGTTCTCTTCGATAAGGTTGATCCCAACCATCACAATGCCAATCATAAAACTGACCCTTTTTATATTTTGTAAATTGGCAAGCTTCACTAAAATCCCATTGAAAATTCCAACCAGCATTTTGATTTGCAGTATGAATATAAGGTTGAATTTCTTTATAAACCCATCTATCATTCATCCAAACAATATTAGAATCTCTTTTCTTTTTTAAATCTTTAAGTTGTTTTTGATTTAATTTTTGATCACCATAACCACCAGTCACTGCCATTTGTTCTTGCATTTGATGACCATACTTTACAATGTCATCGCAAATACGTTCTGGAATAACTGATTTAAAATACCAATAATAGTTTGCAAGGTTCATATGTCTTTATAAAACTTTTAATGTAACTTCTGAGTCATTGCAACCAAATTTACCTGTAGGCATAATATTGAAAGCTAAAGAAACCCTGTCTGTTTTAGAATTATTTTTTGAAATAACATGATATGACTCACTTGGAAAAAACAACAATAAATTTTCTTTTACTTTAAATCCCCACTCTACAGAATTATAGCAGTTTTCAATGCTTGGTGGTATATAGAAATTTTTATTACTATAATCCCTAAACTTTATGTTCCCACCATTTTCAGGAGTTTTTAAATAATAAACCCCACTATAAAAAGAATTTTGGTGATTGTGATAAATACCTTCGTTACCGCTATTACTTACAGCCAGCCAAGAAGTAGTTATATCAAAGTTACATTTTTCATATTTTAAAACAGAGTTTTTAAAAGAATTGAATTCTTTTAATAAATTATCTTTTAACAGTTTAAATTTTTTATTTTTTAACAAATGCTTATTGTTAGTAGCTTTTGTAATGTTATTACTTTTACTAATATTTTTTAAGCTAAACTTTTTAAAATCACTTATAAACTTATTTAATTCTTTTTTTGAAAAATTTAATTTTGTTTCAAAAATAACTTTAGAAAAAAGTTGATGTATATATGTATGCATATGTCTTTATACATATATTTTATCTCAATTTAAAAAAAGAGTAAAGAAAATTAATTATGAAAAAGTAATTGTTCCAGTATTTTTAAATGTAGCAACTTTTGTACTTCCTGGTGCACATGTAATAGCATTACAACTTCCTGTAACTGTTCCTGTAACTGCAGTTGGGTATCTAAGAATTACAATTCCTGAACCACCATTTCCAGCAGATCCTGCACCAGGTTGAACACCTGTGTCTTTACCACCTGCACCTCCACCACCTCCAGTGTTAGCAGCACCAGCTTCTCCATTTACTCCAGAGTGACCAGGAGCATTTGCTGTTCTAGGATACCATGGATTAGGTGGACCACCTCTACAAGCAGAAGCACATCCTCCACCACCATATCCTCCTATACCCGCTCTTATAGGTGGTTTACTATCATATGATCCTTGAGCACCACCACCTCCACCACCACCAAAGTATCTTAAAGATCCACATGGTCCTGGAGTTCCAACACCTGGACTAGGATTAATTGCTGATCCAACACCAATACCTCCATCACCACCATGAAGTGGAGTAGGTGAACTACCACCAGATAATACGTTAAAGTTTCCACCAACACCTCCGGCACCACCACCTCCACCACCACCGTAGTGTGAAGTAGGTCCGTTGTCATTAAATCCACCACCACCTGAAGGATTACCTTGAGGAGGAGAAACGGGTGGCGTATTTCCTAAACCTTTTGTAGATGCAGGGAATACAGAGTATGTTGAAGGGTTTGATCCAAAAGGATTTGGATAAGAACCGTTATAGTTAGGTCCACCTCCAGATCCACCATTACCTGCGGGTGGAGCTAAACCAGGTCCTACTGGTGCACCAAAAGCTGCACCTCCACCTGTTGAGGTTATTGAATCAAAACTTGAATCACTACCTCTAGCCTGTCCGGATCCACCAGCGCCTACTACCACATCGTAAACTTCTTTAGTTGTAATTTGCTCTAAACCACTACCTTGTAAAGGAGAAGGTCCAAATCCAGAAGCTCTGTAACCTCCAGCTCCACCACCACCACCAACAGCAGATCCTACACTACCACCTCCGCCACCAGCCATTACTAAATAATTTACGGTAATACCTAATGCTGTACTTCCATCAGGCCATGTTCCTTGTGTTCTGGCTTGAAATTGACTTTGCATTGACCACACACCACTTGCTTTACTTAATTCTTTTACGACCACTATTCCTGATCCGCCTGAAGCTCCATTAGAAGTTCCACCAGAACCTCCTCCTCCGCCGCCAGTATTTACAGTTCCAGCAGTTCCAGCTCCTCCATTTGCTGCAGCTCCACCACCACCAGCTCCACCGGCTCCTGCACTTATTGGAGCTAACGCTCCGCCACCCCCACCACCAGAGTAAGTTACTGAAGATCCTGTTATCGTATTTGCTGTTCCAGCACCACCGACTCCACCTGTACTTGGAGAAGCATCTGCACCGACAGCACTAGCTCCACCGCCACCACCAGCA